TCTACTCCAGCCGACCTCAAACTGGCAATCTTTGATTTGATTACTTACTATTTAAAGAAAGAATCAACTCCAAAGAAGCAAATTCCTGGCATGGCATCTCAGGATAACGCATCAGCTAGTAAACTACCGGCAGATTTCCCACCACATATTAAGCGTATTCTGGATTTATATAGGAATATAGACTAGTGAGCCAACAAAATATAAAGACAACTTTACTGCCTTTAGAAGAAGCGTTAAGACTGACTACAGAAAAGTGGAGAGAAGAACAATTAAATCCACAAGTACAACTAATCTTTTTAGCAAATCCAATTTTAAAAAATGCGGGGGTTCCTAAAAAGAAATGGAATGAATTTAGAAATTTTGCATTTGCTTGGGCAAAGAAGTATGCAAGTAATCCTCATAATACAGCCTGGACACAGTCAGAAAAAATTATTGCATTAGATGATTTTACTCAAGCCGGTAGCTTCTTTACTGCTGCAAAAAGAAAAGGCTATTTAAAGAGTGGAGGATTAATAGATAGAGGACACGTAAACGCCGTAGTAAAAGAGCAAGTAGAGGAAGCATTAGAATCTACAATTGAAGAACTATCTTTTCTAGGTGCGCCTGCTTCGGTTATTTCTAAATTTTCAAAAGTAGTACAAGCAAAACTAAATAAAGTAAAACCCCCAAAGATTCGTTATAATTTTGAAAGAAAAATAAGTGAAGCAGAGGTAGATGGTGAATTTAGTTTTGTAGCAATTTTTCCAGAGCCTTCAAGAGATAATAGAAGTAAAGGTTGGGAAAAGAAGTTAAAGCCAGAGCTTACCAGAGTAGTTAAAAAGTTTATCGATGACCATATAGATGATATACCTATGATGAAAGGTTCTAAATCTATTATGCAAGCAACCGATGAAATGATTACTCAAACAATTAAGGGTAAAAAAGGCTATAAATACGATAAAAATACTTCGGGAACAATCAAAGCAGACCTTAGAAAGACTAGAGCTAAAAAGGCAAAAACAGCAGAGTTTCCAAAAGTTAGAGATACAAAAGGAAGATTTACATCTCCTTTAAGTATTATGAATTTAATTAATTCAAGACTACATAATCAACTTAGAACAAATATGCGTAGTCCTGCATTAAATTATCAAACTGGTAGATTTGCAAAGTCTGTAAGAATAACAAACATTTCTCAGACAAGACAAAATCAAATGACTGCATTTTATACTTATATGAAGTCACCTTACCAGACATTTGAAAGAGGGTACGCGCAAGGTAGTATTGCTGCAAGAGACCCAAGAACTATAATTAGTAAATCCATAAGAGAAATTGCAGCACAGATTATGGGTTCACAGTTTGACATTAGAACTAGGAGACAATAATGGCAGGTAAAGCAAGAAGTGCAATTACTAATGCAATCATTACCGAACTTAAGAAGATCGATGGTAGTGGTAGTTACAATACTGACCTAGCAGATAATGTAACAAATAAATTAGTATTTTGGGATGAAGTCAATGACTTTCCATATGTAAGTGTAGTCCCAACAAGTGAGACAAGAGAGTATCATCCAGGTTTTAAATGGGGATTTTTAGGAATCACAATTCGTATTTATGTATACGATGAAGAACCGAATGATGCACTTGAGTTAGCACTAACAGATATTGAAACTCAGTTAGAAGCAGATGAAACATTAACTTATGATACTGGTAAAACAACTGAGCAAATCAGCATTTTGTCAATTACTACGGATGAAGGATTACTTGCTCCGTACGGAGTTGGCGAAATTACCTTAGAAGTAAGGTATCAAGCATAGTCAATTAGCAGATAGACAATAGTCGAATGACGCTAAAGACAAGATATAAAAAGGAGAGCCAACATGGCCTTTTCATTAAGTAGAAACGCCCAGTTGTTTGTTTCATATGTAGATTCATCATGGGACGGCAACGGCACAAACCTAGTAGACGCGGATACTTTTGAAATTCCTGTACTAGACGGTTTCTCATTTACACAAGCAACTGGTAACCAGATTGTAACACTAAATGAGTCAGGTACTTCACCTAACCGTGGACAGAGAGCTTTCAATACTTCACTAGAAGCAGTGGAAGTTAGTTTTCAAACATATCTAAGACCGTTTACTGATGCGGCAAATAATGATGCACATAACTGTACTGAAGCTATTCTTTGGAACGCTTTAGTCTCTGATACTCGTAGTAATAACACTGACTCTGATGGTGGTATTAATTATGATTCAGACAATTTCACAATCACAACAAACGATTCTGAGAAAAACCAGTTATTGAAATTATATGCTTATTTTCATTTCACAGATTCTGGTCTAACTTATAAGTTATCAGAGTTTTGTGTAGACTCAGTAACTATCGACTTTGATATTGATGGTATTGCAATGGCAAGCTGGACAGGTTATGCAACTTCTATTACAGAAGTAGGCAATACTTATCCAGATACTTCAGGTACAGACTACGTTCCAGCTAATGTTGATGCGGATTTCATTTTGAACCGTCTAACAACCCTAACTGCAACTTCAGACGTATCTGGTAGTTCAAAAGCCTATACTTTTGCAATTACTGGCGGTAGCTTTACATACAGCAATAACATTACTTATACAATTCCTGAGGAATTAGGTAAAGTTAACAGTCCTGTAGAGCACTTTACTGGTACAAGAACTATTAGTGGTTCATTAACAGCTTACTTAGCTTCTGGCGGTACTTTAGACACAGAGCAAGTATACTCAGACATGTTAACGGATATTAATAGTGCTGATCCAGCAATCACTAACTCTTTTGATATTGATCTTAAGATTGGTGGTGGAACTGCACCATACGTTCAACTCAATATTGACCAAGCTCACTTTGAGCTTCCATCAATTGATGTTGCAGACGTAGTAGGTGTAACAATGAACTTTACTGGTCTAGAGGGTTCTCTAGGTGACAGTGATGAAATGACAATCGAATATGTAGGTGCTACATCTACCTAATTGATTTCAGTGAGGCTCTTCGGGGCCTCACACTTTTTAACTTAATATAGAGGATTAAAATGCCAACAACAACTACAACAGGAACAGCAAGTGTGGGTATCACAAGTTTATCAGACTTACTAACTCCAAGCAAAACAACTACAGTTGAATACCCTGGATTTCCAGGTTTCGAACTTCAACTAACATATCTCTCAAGAGATGAAATGTTAAAGATTCGTAAGAAATCTGTAACAACTAAATTTGATAGAAAGACTCGTCAACCAATCGAAGAATTAGACGAGAAACTTTTCTTACAAGAATATACAAAATCAATCATCAAGGGATGGAATGGTTTTAAATTAAAATATGTAGCACAGATGCTACCAATTGACGAAGATAAGATTGTTAACCCAGAAAATGAGCTACCATACTCACATGAAAACGCAATGGCATTAATGGAAAATGCTGGTGATTTTGATAACTGGTTAGGTGAGGTAGTCAATGACCTTGCAAATTTTACCAAGAGCAAGTAGAACACTGGGATAAAAAATTAAAAAACTATTTTAAAGAAAGTGTTACTACTTTTGATGCAGACAAAGAGTTCGAAGTTTTAGTTCAAAGTGAAGAAGCAGGACTAAAAGTAGACTGGGATGCATACTGGGACAAGGCTAATGATAAAACAGATGTAGCGTTTCCCTACACAATACAACAAGCATTTATGGTATGGGGAGCATTAACCCCAAACTGGGAAGGAATGAACGGTACATACTTAGGTAGATTCATGCAGGGAGCTTACGAGATAATGGAGCTTTACGGCATTGACGAGAAGAAAATTGTATTTGAGTTTGTACAAAAAATTGACGGATACTACGGAAAAGAAGTAAACGACAAAGCTGATAAACAGCGAAAAGCGGCAGAACGTAAAAGTTCGGTTAGGAAGAAATAATGGCAGATATTAAAAAGACTGTTTCGGTTAACGTAAAAGGCAAGGGTGTAAAGAAAACCACCGCTGAACTAAATAACCTAAACGACGCTATTAAAAAAGCAGACAAAGGCACACAAGCACATGGTAAGTCTTCAAGAACACTAGATCGTAACTTGAAAGGCAATGCTAAAATGTCTTCAAATGCTTCTAAAAACTTTTCGAAACAAGCACAGAGTATGCAAGGTGTACTTGTACCTGCATATGCAGAAGTTGCGGCCCGTGTATTCGCTTTAACAGCTGCTTATAGTGCTTTAAATAGAGCAGCTCAGTTTAATGTATTAATGAAAGGTCAGAAAGCTTTTGCAGCTCAGACTGGTAAAAACATGGCTGCAATTGCCAGAAGCTTACAAGAGGCTTCTGGTTACATGCTTGACTTTCAACAAGCCTCATCAAGTACAGCTTTAGGTACAACTGCAGGTCTTACACAAAAAACATTACTAAGAATGACAAAAGGAGCAAGGGCAGCTTCTGTAGCACTTGGTATTGATATGACAAATGCAATGGATCGTTTAACACGAGGTATTGTAAAAGCAGAGCCTGAAATTCTTGACGAATTGGGTGTAATTATTCGTCTTGATAAAGTCTATCAAGATTTTGCTTTTAGTGTTAATAAAACAACTTCACAGTTAACAGAGCAAGAAAAACAAACTGCTCGTAGTACAGCAATTTTAGGACAGTTAGAGAATAAGTTTGGAGAAATTGGAGAAAAAGTAGAAGCAAATCCATTTGCAAAACTTGCAGCTTCTGTTACCGACTTAGTAAGTAGTTTTGGAGCTGGAGCAACAGATATCATAGGGCCTTTTATTGCTAGACTTGCAGACTCTACAGAATTACTTATTGGCTTAATGGCAATGGTTGTTCGTTCTCTTGCAGGTAAAGTATTACCAATATTTAGTGATATTGATAAAAAGTTATCAAGTGTTGTTAATCGTGCAAAAGCGTTCCAAGAAGCTTCTAGAAATACAAGACTTGCAAGAATGGAAACTGCAGGAAATAAACTTGGCATACTCGAAGAAAAACAAGCAAGCAAGTTACAAGAGTTTTTTAAAGTATTAGGTACTTCAGGTGGAAATGCGTTACAAGAGTCAATTAAAAAGAATGGAAATACAATAAAAGCTATTTTTAATAAATCAGCTTCAGCAGGATTAACAGCCGCAATAAGAGGAGCTAGAGCAGACATAGCTAGACAACAAGCCGCAGGAGTAGTTAATCCTGTAGCTAGAACTCCTGCCTTAGAAGGATTTAGTTTAGGACAATTAAACACCCTAGAAAACTTAAAAGGAAGTTTAAGAACTATCGGAAAAGAAATTACTAATATCGGTAAAGCAACTAAGGGTTCTATGGTATTAGACTTTTTTACTGGATTTAGTTATAAAGCAAGTAGAGCAGCTTCTTCAATGGCGAACCTTACAGCAAGTTTTGCAAAAGGAATCAATAAATTTAATGAACTTACTGTAGCTCAAAATAAAAGTAAAATAACTGGTCAAGCAGATATGTTTGTTAAAAGCAGCAAGGGATATGTAGCTGCTATAATCCAAGTTACAAGAGAGCTTGGAAAAATGGCAGGTGCTGGTGCAGCGGCTGCAGCTGCTTTTAGATCTATGAGTAAGGCTTTAAATCTTATTGTAGGTTTTTTTGCAATTAAAATGACAGTTACATGGATTGCAGAAGAAGCTTTAGGTATGAGTGTTGCTTTTGGTAAAGCTTCTGAGGCTTTAAATAATTTAAATGCAGATTTACAAGAAACTCTAGCTTTGATAGAAGAAAGAGGCTCAAAAAGACTTAATATCGGAACTACTTTTTCAGAATCTTTAAATCAGACAGAAGCAGTTTCAAGTATTGCTGATGGAATGGCTACAGCCATGGAAAAAGCTGCTATTAAATTAGATGATCAACAACTAGAAAATGCTTTTTTAGGTAGGTGGTACGATACCTTTTTAGACTTATTTGGTGCGGGAATAGCAGATAAAATTGAAGAAGGGGTTTCAAAAGGTCTCACTTCTTTAGCATCTAATATGAGCCCAAAAGTTTGGGACGGGTTCAAACGAAAACTTAGAGACCAGTTAGAAAAAAGTTTAAATCCTCAACTAGAGGGAGCTAAACAGATAACTGGAGGAGTAGGAGAGGGAGTTGTTGGTGCTGGTCTTGCTTATTATGGAATTTCCTCTATTGCAGGTATGGCTAGTGCTGGAGCAATTACAGGAGGAATTGCACTTCCAATAATTGCAGCAGTTGCAGGTATAAGTGCTCTTGTAGATGGATTTACAAGAATAAACGACGGATTTAAGAATTTAAGCTCAACAGCACAAGAATCCGCGGATAGTATCATAGGAGTTCTTGACCAAGTTAATGATGGAACTTTATCAGTATCAGTAGCCATCGAAGAGCTTGATAGATTAATGAATTTTGGAAGCAGAGAAAAAGCAATTGCATATTATCGTGATCTTACTGAAGCTTCCAAGTTATTTGCAGAACAAACAAAAGCAAGCACGGATGCTATTAAAGCACTCAGTGATGCTTCAAATAGTCTTCAAAAGGCCAGAACTTCTTTTAGTAGAGGTCTCATACAAGGTGGAGACTTAAAAGACTTTGCAGATGCTCAAAAAACTATGAGAGAGACTCTAAGTGCGCCTAGCGACTTAGTTAGTAATGCAGAAAAATTTAAAGCCCTAAACCAAGAGGGATATTTTGGTCCAAAGTACTCTAAGCTTAGAAATGCAGAAGAATTTTTAGGATTTGAAGAAAATATTAAAAAAGCCAAAGATGAATTAATAAGAATAAATCAAGCAGTATATGCTGATTTAGAGCAAAAAGAAAGAGAAAAAACAGCACAGAAAAAACTAATCATAGAGGAAGAAAGAAAGTATGCTATAAGAGCTGCCCAAGCTTATGCAAATGAAATAGAGTACATGGGTACTGAAAGAAATATAATTAAAAACCTACTTGGTGGAGATGCTGAAAAACTGTATGAAAGAGAGCTTAAGCAAGCTATGGAAGTTGCTCATATTACTCAAACAATTGCTGAAAGTCAAAGATTTGGTAATAGTGCATTAAAAGAAAATGCAGTTTTACAACAAAAGATTCTTGAAATAGAAAGAGATAAGCTAATTCGAAGAAGAGCGTTAGGTAACTTACAGGGAGTAGAGCTAGAAAACTTAAATGGACAAATTTCTTTACTTGACAGACAAATTAAAGAAGCAGGAAGAACAGCAGTAGAAGCTAGTAAATTTGCAAATGAATTAGCAGGAACTGTAGAAACTTTAACTCAAAAATTAAATGCTCTTAGAGCAGATAGTTCTAATATCGATTTGTTTAATAAAACAAAGATAAACGAGATCACAAAAGAGTTTAATGCTCTTACTAATGCTCTTTCACAAGACCGTAATAGATTTAACATGAGCTTTGATGAGGGCCAACAGTTTAATGCTATGTTAAGCGTGTTGCGTGAAGCACAAATGATTGGTAAGGTTACTACTAGTCAAACTAAAAAATTATTTAAAGATTTTCTACTTCTTAATACAGCGCAAGGAAGAGTAATTAACGATAGAAATAAGCAAATTACCGAAGAGTTAGTTCTTTTAGATGTACAAACAAGATACGCAGGAGATCAAGAAGACCTACTTGATTATAGATTAAAAGCTGCTAAACTTGATCTTGATACTACAAATAGCTTATTACGTATCGATAAAGAAAGATTAAAATTAAGAGAGGCTTATGTAAAACTCGCAGACTTAGAGGCTCAACGCAGAGATGCAAAAATGAGAGAGTCTTTACAAGATTATAAAAATGTAATCGAAAATGTATCCGAGGCATTTGCAAGTTCTTTATCAGAAGCAATATCAGATAAAATTCTTGGCAGAGAGTCCGACGTTGATTGGAGAACAGCCTTAGCAGAACAATTTGCAGGCGGTGCTGGCGACATGGTTGCTGGAATGTTCCAAAGAGGTATTTTTGGAAATCAAGGGTTGCTTTCAAAAGGTGCAGCTTCTATATTTGATTTAAATACAAAAGAATTAGACTTTTTATTTCCAAAAACAGAACTAGAAATAATTGATTCAGGCTTAGCAGGTATTAAACAAGAGATTATAAATTTACATGAGACTATTAAAGTACTAGAATCACTTGATAATCTTATTCAGGAAAATACTTTAAAAACTGCAGACGCTACTGCCGGTATTAGAGATAGATATATTGGAGGCAGTGGAACAACACCAGAGTTCCTTTATGATAAATATAAAGGCAAGTTTATTAGCCCTGATGATGTCAAAGACTCTATGGAAGAGACTATTATTCAAGCGTATAATAATGGTTCCCCGGGTACAAGAACTTTAGTAGCAGCAAACATGAGAGGAAAAGGTCAATACGATTTATTTGGCCCTAACTTTGGAAGAGGAAGTGGAAGCTCCGGAGGAGTTACTAGTACTGGCGGAGTAACTCAAGTAAGAAATACTTATGATGTTACTAAAAAAGTACAAGCTGAAACTAAGATGAGCCAAAGAGAAGCCTCAATATTCCAAAATAATCTTAGACAGATATGGGATAGATTAAATGCCGAAGTAAAAAGCATTACTAACATGTTAAATAATCCTGGCGGCAGAACGATTAAAGGTGTAGAAGAAATGCCAATAAACAAGTCTTTACCTAGAAATAGAGGTGAGACTTCTTGGTTAGATGAAAACTTGACTAAACTAGGTACTACGATTACTGAAAATGCTACAGCAGTTGGAAACAGCTTAAAAAATACTTTAGATTTTGGTTTTGAAGATCTAATTGTAAACGGTAATTTTAACGCTAAAATGCTAGCATCAAACTTTGTTGGTGGTATTGGTCAGAGTTTTATGAACTCAGCAACAGGTGCAGTTACAAGTACTATAATGGGCTCACTTGGATTTGCAGCTAAAGGTGGTATTGCAATGGGCGGTATTAAAGGGTATGCAAATGGCGGAATTGTAAGCGCTCCTCATATAGGCGTAGTTGGAGAAGGCAAGTATAATGAAGCAATTGTACCTTTGCCAGATGGAAAAGCAATTCCAGTAATCGGAAATACTGGTGGAGGAAATAACAACGTTACTGTAAATGTTTCAGTAGATTCAAATGGCCAAGCAAATGCACAAGCAGAAGGCGAAGGAAATATGCAACAACTAGGTTATCAGATTTCTCAAGTAGTTCAAGAAGAAATCATGAGACAACAAAGACCTGGTGGATTACTTAACAGCACTGGAACTAGGAGTTATTAATGGCAAATTTTAATACAGAAGTAAACATTAATCCAGATAAAGGAATGCGAGGAAGTCAAAAACCTCGTACTCTAATTGCTAAATATGGTGATGGATACGAGCAAAGAACTGGAGCTGGTATTCATACTGAAGAAGAAGAATGGGATTTAACTTGGACAAATCGTACTACAAATGAAGGTAATAAAATAATCAAGTTTTTAGAAGATCAAGGCGGAGTAACTGCATTTGATTGGTATCCAACTGGGTATGAAATATCAAGCACAACTACTTCAGCAAATACCGATAAGTTAATTGATACAAGTGTTTATTTTACAAATAGATACCTAAATGCCACAGTTAATAACACAACTGATTCTACTTCAGCAACAGTAGTAGCAGTTGATAGTGGAACACAGTTAGAGTTGAGCTCAGATATTATGGCAAGCGGAGAATCCTATACAATTTATCCATATCAAAAATATGTATGTGAGGAATGGAACGCTACAATGCCGGTAGATGGAGTGCAGACAATTTCTGCAAAGTTTAGAAGAGTTTTTGAAGCATAGGAGAACTAAATGTCAGATATAATTACTGATGCTCATAGTTTTGAACCAGGAGACATTATCGAGCTATTTGAGCTTGACTTATCTACAGGTTCTGCAGATTCAAGTTACCAGATATTTAGGTGGCACTCTGGTACAGATGAGCATTTACAAGAAATAGTCTGGCAAGGAAATCGTTACTTACCTTTTCCGATTGAAGCAGAAGGTTTTGAGTATACTGGAAAAGGAAGCATACCAAGACCAACATTAACTGTAGCAAATATTACTTCTTTACTATCAAATGCAATTAATCAGTATGATGATTTGATTGGAGCAAAAGTTACTCGTAAAAGAACTTTTGGTAAATACTTAGATTCACATTGTCATGTTTGGGGTTATGTACTTGGAGGTACTTGTGCAGGAGAAAGTACAGCTTATTGTTCAGATGCTAGTTATACAACTCAACAAACTTGTTTAGCAGCGGGAGAAACTTGGTATGGAAGCTACAGTAAAGCAGATTGCTTAGATTCTACAAAATACGGCTCTGCAGGAACCTGGACAGCTTATACAGATGTAGCTTGTGCCAATAATGGTGGAATATATTACTTAAATTCAACAGCAGATGCAGATGCAGACTTTTCAGATGAAATATGGTATATTGATAGAAAAGCAATTGAAACAAATTCTTATATACAATTTGAACTAACAGCGGCTCACGATGTACAAGGAGTAAAACTTCCTGGAAGAGCAGTATTATCAAATGGCTGTCCTTGGAAGTATCGTGGTACAGAATGTGGTTATTCTGGAACAAATTACTTTGATATAGATAATAATTCAGTAAGTGATGCAGGAGATGATGTTTGTGCTAAAACTTTCACTGCTTGTGAAAAGCGTTTTCCAAACGAAGATGATGAAATACCCTTCGGAGGGTTTCCAGGCGCTGGTGTTAAAACTGGTGCAGTACGATGAAGGAATACGTTTTAGAAAAGTTTAGAGAACATGTAGAAAGTGAATATCCAAAAGAAGCATGTGGATTTATAATAGCAATGCCAAAAGGTAG